TTCGATAGTTAATCGGTTTATCATTGTGATACTCACTTAATTATTGTTTCGGCCATACTGTCGTATGTAATCTCGATATTTTAGATGATGTTCCTAAAGTATCTTTAGTTAGATTATTTATTATATTTATTTTATTTTATACTTATTTATAGGTTAAGGAAACGACCTTGGTGAACTATTTAGTTCTCGTGGTACCATTGGCAGCCCCATTAAACCCATGGTTTCCCTGTAATTGGAACATTAGTGCAAACGTCCCTTACAGTATATTCCGCACTGCTAATTCACTATTAAATTTCTCAAAAGATATAATGGATACGATCCCCGGTTTTTCTGAAGCAAGCTCTATAATGTCCGCTGGAAAGGATTTCATGAATATGATTAATCCTGATGATCCGAAAACAGCTACTCCCGCTGTTCAAGGTGTTCCCACTGCTACTGTCTCTCAAGGCATAGCTTTCTCTGATCAAACCCCAAAAATTGGCACTTCTGGTAATATGGAAGCGACTGATACAGTGAAATCAGAACCACATATTATTGGAGAACCCGCTTGGTCCATGCAAAATCAGCTATCCAAGCCTATTCAATTATCCACTTTTACTTATAGTACTACCCAGCCCGTTGGCACTTTAGTACATTCTTTGACCTTACCGTTAGCGTTTGTTTCCGCAAACTCTACAACCAATGATAGGTCTTCTGCTATTGCAACTTTTCTTAAAACTTATGCTTATGCCCGATTTAATATAAGATTAAGGATCCAAGCATCTACGACTCTGCGTGATTCAGGTCGTCTAAAATTTGTTTGGTTTCCCCAACCCATGCTCCAAACCTTCGAGAGGTCTGTTAGTATGGGCGGCACTGAATGGTCTGCACAAGAAAATTCAGTTATAGACATGGTTATTCCATGGACTTACCCTCAATCTCATTTTTTAAATCATGCCCAGAATCAATTTCCAATAGCAATGAAATCGTTAGGTAAATTATGTGTTTATTCACTAGCCCCATTATTTCCAGGTAACGATGATACATCTAGAACCTTTATAGTATTTGGATCTTTAGAAGCGATTCATCCTTCATTTATTGCACCTACTACAGATGTAGTTATTGCTGCTACTCCTTTTTATCATGAACAGATGGATCATGACTACCAATACATGGTAGATACTCCTTTCGTAGATTCTAGAACCCTTAGTATGCCTGTGTTAAATACTAATCCAGGTACCACTTCCTCTTTAGGGAGATTAAATGGTTCCTCTGAAAAAGAATTTGATTTGTATGAAATGTGTAAGATCCCAGGACTAATATTTTCGCAAGCGATTCCAAATTTACCCCAAGGATCAGTTATTACTGCTCTAGCGGTCCACCCTTTTGATTATGCGCTATCCGCTGATGGCCCAGCCGCTCAAGTAATAACTCCTTTAGCTTACGTCACTAATTGTGCTTCATATTGGCGAGGAGGTTTAAAATTTATGATTCAAATTACTAAAGATAAGTTCACTAGAGGTAGATTAGGTTTAGCTTACGTTCCCAAATCTTATGGACTAGGTCCGGCTAATCAAGCTTTTGCAGTACAAGCTAATTTTGAAACCCATTATATTGACTTGGCTGATCAATCTGAGTTAACATTTGAAATACCTTTTTCAGATGTTAAGCAGATATCACTAGTAGGTAGTAGACAAGTGTTTGTTCCAAACGGAACAGTTGTAGTTTTCATAGCTAATCCGATAGTTTTATCAGAAGCAGGTATAGAACCTTACATTAATATTTTCATTTCCGCCGGGAATGATTATCAATTATATTTCCCAAGACGTCCAGAATTTGAAAATCTACTTCCCCCAGCTCTTTTTAAAGAGTATAAAAAGAAGAAAGAGGCTAAATATTCCGAACAAATGGATAATGGTTACTCTGAAACTACAAATTTTTCGAGGTTACCAGATTCCATTATTTTTGGAGGCATGGCTCACGCTAAGCCAGCTGATTTAACTATTCCCTTAAATCCAATCAAAGATGTACATGATTTATTATCTCGACCCTTACCTTATGCTAATTATTCTGCTACAGAACCACTTAGATTACAGTTGAGCCCCGGTGCAGGGATAAATAATACTTATTCTTTTTATTTTTCAAAATTATATAACTTTTGGATGGGCACGTTTAAATTTCACGTTTATTCCACTTCAAGTGCCGATTATAAAAGTATAACTTATATCCCAGATAGATATTACTCTTCTATTACAGACACTAATAATATAATTGGATACCCTCAGATAATTTTTCGATCAGATCATACTCCATTTATAAACGTTAAAATTCCCGCTATTTTACCGTATGATGCTTGTACTACAGAAACGGCGCACATTCCTGAATCAAGTACTGAAATTGCAGGTAATTTTATACAATCTGCTGGTACAGTTCTCCTTAAGAGTTCTGGCGATGTAGCCCCTGATGATTTTGTTATTTATGAATCAGTTGATAGCGATTTTAAATTTTCAAATTTTGTTGGAGTTCCTTCTATATCACAGATTACTGATTATTTGAACGGAGGAGTCGAAATTCGAAATTTGGATGATTATTCCCATAGATTAGATAAACTTAGATTAGGATAGAAAGTTATGATAAGGTATGGATATTAGTTTATTCGCGACAATAGGGTCTTCCGACTTTGAGTTGAGCGCATGTGTACTAGTTGTACCTAACGTAAGTCTTCGCTGAAATATGATAGACGTTAGTACACCCTTATGACATATTCAGATGTTTCGGGTGGCGCAAGATACTCATTTGTTTGTTGAACCGACGATAGCCCCTTATTATAGAATCTCAGGCGATCCCATCCCAAGAGCAGTCCTTCAGCGACGCTAAACTCTTGGGGCTCTGTGGGCTTTACTTCACATGGCACACCAAAACTTTTTACGTTCACTTACTGGCTCTAGCTCTGCTGATTCAGCAGCTTTTATGGATAATGGATATGCACCTTCGAAGATATATAAGCGCGAAGCGCAACCTAATAAGCAGATGGCGTCCGAAGTGAGAAAGGATAAAGCTTCATCTGCAGGTGACGCAGGTAGATTAAGAAAAGTAGTCGATATTGATAATACTTTGTTGCTCTGCTTCAGGAAGACGTGGCAACACCCAGCCAGAGGTAGTTTGTATCAAGTATTTAGATATGTTCACAGTCAATGTTATTCTTTTAGATTATTTTTGAAAGGAGTTCAAACACTTAGGAAAATCCCTTTAACTAATACGGAAAGATGGCTGATTAAGTCCATTCTATCAGATGATCAGATAAGCAGGAAGATATACGATCAGCTCAAAGAGACAGCAATTGAGGTTGCAGAAGAATGGGATGAACCAAAACCAGATTACCAATTTATAAATGGTATTTTTTTGTGTATGGTTCACCAAAGATCTAGTAGATCACATAATCAAGCTAGATTTGAGAAAGCTGTTGATATGTCTATATTTGATAGTGATGACACAATCAAGGAGAGAGTTTATGAAAATTTATCTAAAGGAAAACAACCTCCCCCAGAAACATGGGCAGATCCTCGAACAGATCTAGAAGCTCAATATATATCAGGATATTCTTCCGAATTCACTGAGATGGTCATTGAAGCAGAAGTTCGAGAAAATTCTGAACCTGATAATTGGGAAGATTACTTTATTGCAACAGTAGAAGAGAAACCTAGTGAAATTGAATCCATTATTTCACAGTTGGATAAAGTTGGAATCTCTCAACGGCAGGAACAGAAACTCGAAAGGTTGGCTATTTCTAGGAAGAAAGCTAAGCAACGAGAGAGAGTTGCCTACAGAAAAGCAAAGAAAGAATACAAAATTGCTTTCAATCTTAAGAGAGATGCAAAGTATACAGAACAAATGTTTTCTAAAACAATGCAAAGTATAATCTCTCAACCAATCGATGGTGGAAAAATTAATTCTACTATGGATGCTGTTACTGATTTAGCTCATAAGTTAGATGCTGTCGTAGATGTGGTTCAATCTAAAACTACTGCAACGGCAGCATCAATTAATACATTAGTTACTAAAGTACAAGATGACGGTTTTCTTACCACTTTATTTAAGGATACTATTTTTGAAGGAGTGCAATTTTCTAAAGAGAACATAGCCGACAAAATTTATTTATTTTGTATAGACATGATTATGTATTTTAGAGAAGATGAAGATAGAAAGCAATCAAGATTAATCGAAACGTTGTTTCGACTTGCAGGGTACGTGGGTCTCCCATCGTCACTGCTTCCTGCCATAATGAATTATGGTACAAAGATATGGGCGCTCCTAAATGAAGTTAAGCAAGGAGTAACCTCGAAATTCCAGGAACAAAGTGGAGAAGAACATCTTCCATTTGTGATTTCTGGGTTAACCGCTATTACAGGAGTAATAGCCGCCTTTGTCTTTGGAATCGTTCCAAGTTGGGAAGAAATGCAAGAAGAAACATACGATGCTGTGAAGCATTTTTCTCTGAAAGGAGGTCAAATATTTAATATATTTAAAGGTTTTAAAGTATTTATGGAATCAATTCCAATAGTTAAGGAATGGATAACTCGAGTTATTTGTTTTTGTGCAGGTAAGAAATACGAAGACATTCAAAAAGCAGCTATTTTAAATTCTTTGAAAGGAGATGTAGCAGAATGGATGATACGTGTGGATGAGTTAGGAACTGAACCTCTTAAGAGCATGATTCCTATGGATATATCTTTACAAGATGAAGCGATCACTTTAGGAGATAAAGCTACAGAATACAGTCTCAAATTATTAATTAATATAACGGACCCAGCGGTTATTTCAGCTATTAAAGCCACTATAGGTGCTGCAAAAAAGTTATCAACTGAAGCTAGAGCTGTAAAGTTCCAAGCAACTGCCAGACCTGATCCTTACGTCATGTGTTTCTATGGACCAACTAACATAGGGAAAAGTACAATGGTTAACTCGTTAACGCAAGATATGTGTGATTTTATGCAGTATCCAGAGTCCAATAGAATGTATTCTTGGAATTCAAAACTTAAACATATGGATGGTTATGCGCAACAGAAAGTAGTAATTATAGATGACTTCTCACAATCTACTGATGGAGAAGAGGAGAGAATTTTCTTTTCTATGAAGACTAGTGCACCATTTCAAGTGCCAATGGCCGATTTATCTGAAAAAGGAATCCAATTTATGTCCAATATGGTTGTAGCAACTACCAATAATCCCTATCCCAAACCAAAAACTATTTATGATAAACCTGCCTTATGGAGAAGGAGAGATGATTTAATCTATTGTAGAGCATTAGAACAATTTGTTACTCGTAGTTCAGATGGAAGAGAAATTATCGATCATCAGTCGGACTTTTCCCATCTTGAATTTTTCATTTGTAATCCAGCCGATGAAAGTTCAGATGAGCAAATGGTCAAAACAGTTCCAAAGACATTCACTGAAATCAGAGAATACCTAACCTCTAGATTTAACAATCACATGAAGAAACAACATAACCTTTTAAAAACAGTCAGAAACTATCCACCAGCTTTATTACCAAAATATCAAGAACAAATTTTTGGGTGGGGAGAAGATGAAACAGATTTCTTTTCACAGAAAGATGCTGCTATGGAACAACATTTAAAAATCATCTATAGAGTTGAAGATAAGGATATGCCGATACACTTCGGGCGAGAGTGCACTGATGATCATCCCCATAAAGATATATATGACAAATTTCACCAATGGTTCACCATAGCAGAGTGTTGCGAAATAATGAATATTCATGGAGCTCTTTTTAATGATTGCATAGATATTAGAGTAGTCGCGCAACCTAACGATGGAAAATACGCCTATGAGATGAATGAACTGAGCGTTATGGATGAAAATGAGCTTGCAGAATTTTATAATTTTGCCATGATACATTTGTTGAAATATAGGAATTCGTTGAGAAGAGAATCAGTAATGTCACTACTTAGATCAAAGAGTGAAGACTATATCAAAAGAGTTAAAGAATGTATCGCAAAACACATGGATACAATCATATTGTTATCTATTCCTATTGCTGCTATATCAAT